CATGAATCCTTCCAGAAGAAATATCGTGTTGATATTGTAAACACTATTTTCTTGACTGATGGTGACAGCCACTCTGCTAATTCTAAATCTAAGACTGGCGGTTATAATAGCATCTCTAGTCTGTTTGATAGTAAAGGTGATTGGAGAGTTCTACACCTAAATGACCCTGTGACCAAAAAGCGTTATAGATGTGTTGGTTATCGTGGTCAACAAACTGCGACTTTATTGAAGATGTATCGTGAGCGAACTGGCTCAACTACTATCGGCTACAGAATTGTTCCTACTCAGCTTAGAAAGTTCCAGAGTGAGTTGCCTTCATCGATTACTTACTATGAGTCGGTTGACCTTCATACTGAGTTGAAGAAAGAAAAGTTTGTAATCTTGCCTGCGTGTTTGGGTTACGATAAAGCCTATGCGATTGCTGGCGGCAAGAACCTTGAGACTTCTAATGGTGCGATTGAGGTTGAGGGTGGTGAGTCTAAAGCTAAAATCCGAACTGCGTTTAAAAAAGCCAATAACGCAAGGAAAGGTTCTAGGAAATTGCTGAGCGACTTGATTGAAACGGTCGCTTAGTCATTACCAAAACGAATGACGACTATAACTAAAAGTAATGATAAAATGCTTTACTTTAATGATTAATTCTAGTATAATAGCGGTATAAATTGAGAAGAGAGAGATTATTATGTCTGATGTTAATACTTTGAAAAATGCTTTGATTGAGAAGTTTGGTGCCACTGCTGCCCTTCGACCTGCTCAGATTAAAGAAGTTGCTAAGGAACTCGGAATGCCCGATGCTCCTAATGCGTTTTTTAAGAAAAACCTTAAAGTGGGCTATGGTCTTTACAACCTGCCAGGATCTGCTCCTGCTCTTGTTGCGGAAGCTCCTGCTGAAATTTCTGCACCAGCTGCAGCTCTTCAGCCTAATGCGTTGGTGAAAGATCTCAATGTTGTGACCGATGGGTTTACTGAGAACTTGGTTCCAGCTAAAGATCCTTTGTTTGTTCCTTTCGGAAACTTCGCTACTCTAAAGAAAGTTATTGGGTCTCGTATGTTCTACCCGACTTTCATTACTGGTCTCTCTGGTAATGGTAAGACCTTCTCGGTTGAGCAAGCGTGTGCTCAGTTGAAGCGTGAAGTTATCCGAATCAACTTTACTATCGAGACTGACGAAGATGACCTGATCGGTGGTTTCCGTTTGATCGATGGCGATACTCGATTCTTCAAAGGTCCAGTTATCAAAGCCATGGAGCGTGGTGCGGTTCTGCTTCTTGACGAGATTGACTTGGGCAACCCTGCTAAGATAATGTGTCTACAGTCGATTCTTGAGGGTAAAGGTTACTTTATCAAAAAGACTGGTGAGTTTATCAAACCTGCTGCTGGCTTCACGGTTGTTGCTACTGCTAACACCAAAGGTAAAGGTTCTGAGGATGGTCGCTTTATCGGTACTAACGTGTTGAACGAAGCATTCCTTGAGCGTTTCCCTGTGACTGCTGAGCAGGAATATCCTACTCCCGCTGTTGAGAAACGTATCCTCAAAGCTGTGTTCGCTGACTTGGGTCTTGACGATTCTACGTTTATCGACAAGTTGACCGATTGGGCTGATATCATTCGCCGAACTTTCTTTGATGGTGGCATTGATGAGTTGATCTCGACTCGTCGTCTGGTTCATATTGCCAAAGCCCATAAGATCTTCGGTGATCGAATGCAAGCTATCGACATGTGTATCAATCGGTTTGATGAAGATACCAAAACTTCTTTCCGTGATCTGTATGCTAAGATTGACGAGGAAGTCGCTACCTCTGATGAAGATGTGGCTGAGCCAAGCTTCGACAATGAAGTTGGCTTTTAAAAGTTGACTTTTTTGGAGTTTGGCGTTATAATTAATAAAACATCAACTAACAGGAAACGAAGATGGATTTAGAAGTAAGTATAAAAGACCTACAGAAGCGTGGCATTTTCTTTGCTACGCCAATGTATGGCGGGAATTGTAATGGGTTCTTTACGAAATCTTGTACAGATTTAGCAACTCTCTGCGCAAAGTATGAAATCCCACTGCAATTTTTCTATCTGTTTAATGAGTCGCTGATCACTCGTGCTAGAAATTATTGCGCAGATGCGTTTCTTCGTAGCGATATGAGTCACTTGATGTTTGTTGATTCAGATATTGGGTTTAATCCTCATGACGTTTTGGCGCTCTTGGCTCAGATGGACCCAGATGCTGAGGATAAGAAAGAAATTATGTGTGGACCTTATCCTAAGAAAACTATTGCTTGGGAAAAGATTCTTCATGCTGCTAACAGTGGTCTCGGTGATGACAATCCAGCTGATCTTGAAAAATATATGGGCGATTATGTATTCAACCCAGCAGAGGGTCAGGGGGATATATTCATATCCAAGCCATGCAAGGTTCTTGAGGGTGGAACTGGGTTTATGATGATACAGAGATCAGCTTTTGCTAAGTTTGATAAAGAGTATCCTGAATACAGCTACATACCTGACCATGTCCGTACTGAGCATTTCGATGGATCACGTGAGATTATGATGTATTTCCAAGCCCTGATTGATCCAAAAAGTAAACGATACTTGTCCGAAGATTATATGTTCTGTCAATGGATGCGAGAGGCAAATGTCGATACTTGGATGTGTCCTTGGATTGAGTTGACTCATACTGGTAGTTTTACATTCGGTGGCTCTTTAAAAGATATTGCTCAACTAGGTGCTTCTGCTACAGCTGACGTTAATCAAGTTTCAAAAATGAAATACAAAGGCAAAAAGGGTAAGAAAAAGAAATGAGTGAGTATATAAATTATTGGCTAAAGAAGCCACTTGATGATGAGATTGATTACAAGTTTCGTGAGGATGTGTTGATTGGTGAGTTCGCTGACTATATTGACTCAACTTACAATGGTCACTATGGTCAAGGTGGCTTGCAATCTTCGGAAGTTATAGTTGACCGTGGCCATGGCATTGGCTTCTTTTTAGGGAATGTTGATAAGTATAATGGAAGATATGGTAAGAAAGGATCTGCTGATGATCATCGAAAAGATTTGATGAAGATTATACACTATGGGTTTCTTGCTCTTTATGAGCATGACCGTTTAAATGAAATTGATGATATTGAGGAATTTTATAATGAAGTTAAGTGAAAGCACTGTTGAAGTTTTGAAGAACTTCTCTACGATTAACCCATCCCTTGTTTTTAAAGAGGGCAACTTGCTGCGGACTGTATCGCCCCAGAAGAATATTCTAGCATCTTCCGTAGTTGCTGAATCGTTCCCTTCTGACTTCGCTATCTATGAGTTGAATCAGTTCTTGGGATTGAATAGTTTATTCGATAATGGCGATATTGCCTTTGGCGAGAAATCGCTTGAGATTGCGCAAGGTTCTGCTAAGTGTAGTTATACATACACCGATCCGTCAATGGTAACAGCTCCGCCTGAGAAAGATCTACAACTTCCTTCATCTGAAGTTAGCTTTGACATGAGTAGCGATACGCTGAAGAGCGTTGTAAATGCTGCTAATCAGCTTGGTCTGCCAGAGATTGCGGTTCGTGGCGATGGTAGTACAGTTTCCTTAGTCGCAACTGACAGTAAGAACCCATCGACAAACGAATACTCTGTCGAGGTCGGTCAGACTGAAGCAACTTTCAAGTTCATCTTTAAGACCGAGAACTTTAAATTCATCCCTGATGATTATTCTGTTCAGGTTTCATCAAAGGGCATCTCCCACTTCAAGGGCGATCGTGTTGAATATTGGGTTGCTACCGAAGCTGGTAGTACATACGGAGAATAATTATGAATGTTGCTGATTTAGTTAAAAGTCTACAAAGCGGTATCGTTGAGGTTACTTTTGAAAAGATCAATGGTGGGGGTACACGGATTATGCCATGTACCCTGAACCCAACAACTATCGCTGAAGAAACTGGCAGTGAGATAAGCGTTGCTTCTGTAGATGCCAAATCCTCAAACATTGCAGTTTGGGGTTGTGATGTGAGGGCGTGGCGTTCGTTCCGAGTCGATACTGTGACAGGATGGAAGGCTCTGCCTGAATTTGAAATGGGTACGCACCATGAAGCGAACGTGTCCGCATAACTGGAGATAAAAATGCTTGAAGAGTTTCTATGGGTTGAGAAGTACAGACCTAAAACTGTTGCCACCACGATTCTGCCTGATGGGTTGAAGCAAACGTTCCAGACATTCGTCAATCAAAACAATGTCCCGAACTTACTTCTGACTGGTACGGCTGGCGTTGGTAAGACTACTATTGCCAAAGCCATGCTTGAAGAACTTGGTTGTGATTATATTGTAATCAATGGTTCTGACGAGGGTCGATTAATTGATACTCTGCGAACTAAGATTAAGGGATTCGCATCCTCAATGTCACTGTCTGGCGGTAGGAAATATGTCATCCTAGATGAAGCTGATTATTTAAATGCAGAAACTGTACAGCCAGCTCTCCGTAACTTCATGGAAGAATATAGTGCGAACTGCGGATTTATTATGACATGTAACTTCGCGAACAAGATAATCGAGCCTCTGCGATCACGATGCTCGGTAGTTGAGTTCAAGATGAGCGTTGACGATAAACCTAAACTTGCGCAACAATTATTCAAAACAGTTTGCGGTATATTGACTAGCGAGGGTGTTGAGTTTGATAAATCTACAGTTGCTGAGGTCGTTAAGAAGCATTTCCCTGATAACCGCAGGGTTCTAAACGAACTACAGAGGTATGCTGCTACAGGTAAGATTGATGCTGGTATTCTGGTCAACTTCTCCGAGCTTGGGATGAAGGAACTTATGGCTTCGATGAAAGCCAAAGAGTTTACTAAAGTTCGTAAGTGGGTTGCTCAAAACTGCGACGGTGATACTACTGCTATCTTCCGCAAGATATATGACTCTGCGAATGACTATGTAAAGCCAAACAGCGTTCCTCAAATGGTTGTTACTCTTGCCGACTATCAATATAAGGCTGCGTTTGCTGCAGATCCAGAGATAAATATGATGGCAATGATGACCGAGATTATGATTGACTGTGAGTGGAAATAATGAGAAGTATAATTTACGATTTTGAAACTCTAAGCCAAAATATGTTTACTGGCGCAGCAGTTAGCTTGGCTGTCTTAGACTTTGATACTAATAGGTTTACAGATGGAGAAGGATATACATACGAAGAACTTCTCGATGATGCATTAACTATTAAGTTTGATATCAAAGAACAAGTCAGTAAGTATGGTCGATCAATTCAAAAGAGTACGCTTGATTGGTGGAAGAAGCAGGGAGCTGAAGCGCAGAAGCAACTACAACCTTCTCAGGATGATGTCTCTATTTCTGAGTTATATGATTGGCTCACTACTGAATTTGATATCCCGAAGTATAAAGCTGTGTGGACTCGAGGAAATACTTTTGATCCAATATTCCTCCGAACTATTCTTGAGTCTGCTGGCGCTTCTGACCCATTTAGTCAGTGGTGGGCGATTAGAGATACAAGGTCATTTCTAGACGGTATGTTGTATGGCTCTGGTATTAAAAATACATTTATCCCTGAAGACTTACAGGAAAAGTTTATTGGGCATGACCCCAAGCACGATATCGCTATGGACGTTATGCGCATGCAATATCTGGTGAGATTATGAAAAAGAACCCTAAAATAAAAATGAAAGGTGGCGCTGAGTTTGATGCGCTTACAACTGCTAGAAAGTATTATTGTTATCTGACAAACTCAGGAGTTGCTAAAAAGATCAAGAGAGGTTATAATAAAAGGTTCCGGAAAGAAGGTAAAATTAATCAAGATTATGGAGAGTAATATGTTTGAGAAAGTTGCTGAAATGTATCGTATCGTTATGGACTTGAGGTTTAATCCCTTGAGGTTTATTCCCGATCCAGTATTACAGGGTTATTTGCTAATGGCTTTATTCGTAATGTGGTGCGGGTTCTTTGGTATTATTGCCATCTATTATTTGGGGTGGTTGGGATACAGTATCCCTGTTTCAATAGCGGTACACTTATCAATAATTGTACCAACTATTATTACCAATGCTGTGTTCTTAGATGCAGAGAGAAATACCCACTAATGAGAAAGTGGTGGCGGATATGGGCAAAGTCTCTCGGTGAAAAGATCGGAGAGACTGACCGCCAAGCCAACGCTGTCGCTGCCATCAGAACCTTTTGGTGGATTGTTCATATTGTAACTTGCTTCTTTATTATAGCAGGCAACTCAAAAATGTTAGGACTTTGGTAATGAATCCGTTTGATTATATAAATGCTATTAATACGACCAAGAAAAACCTTATGGTCGGAACTGAGAATGATCGATTAGCTGAGAAAGGGTATGACCCATTCTTGACCAACCGAGCTCTCTCGTATCACAATGACACTATCGGTGTCGCCAATGAGATGAACACTCGTCACTATCTAGATAAGAAACCGCAGTTTGAGTTTTTTATAAATACAGTTAGACCCAAGAAGCGTTTCGCCAAATGGGTAAAGAAACAGAAAGATAGTGACGTGGCAGTAATTAAAGAGTATTATGGATATAATGATATCAAAGCAAGACAAGCTCTCACTATTCTAACTGATGATCAATTAACTGATATAAGAAAAAGAATAGACAAGGGCGGTCGCGATGCTAAACAGCATGATAGAGGTCAATCTGAAAGATGATGATGACTTCTTAAAAATTAGGGAAACTCTTACCCGAATCGGTGTGGCTTCACACAAAAATAAAACTATTTACCAATCCTGCCATATCTTGCATAAGCAAGGTCGGTATTACATCGTACACTTTAAAGAGTTATTTGCTTTAGATGGTAAGCCGAGCAACTTTGGTGAGGATGATGTTTCTAGGCGCAATACAATTGTAAACTTATTATCAGAGTGGGGATTAGTATCTCCAGTTGATTCTGATAAAAGCAAAGATCCAGTTGCCCCATTGAATCAAATTAAGGTTCTTCCATTTAAAGAAAAGAATGATTGGAACCTCGAAGCTAAGTATAATATAGGAAAGAAACTTTAAATTATTGAGGAATTGAGAATGTCAAATTTTATGAAAGTGAAAGAGTTTATGGATACGTTTGATCAAGATGTTAAGGATTTGCCAGAGTATGCTGGTGATGATATTGCTGCTTTGAGATACGAATTAATCCGTGAAGAATTGCAAGAACTGTATGATGCGTTTGGTAAAAAGGATATGCCTGAAGTTGCTGACGCATTAACTGATTTGTTGTATGTTGTATATGGCGCAGGGCATTCATTTGGCATTGACCTTGACGCTTGCTTTGATCATGTTCATGCATCCAACATGAGTAAGCTAGGTGAAGACGGCAAACCGATTTATCGTGGAGATGGAAAGGTTCTTAAAGGTCCAAATTATTGGGCGCCAGATATGAAACAATTTGTGTAATGAAACTGCACATGGGCTTTTGGAGCCCAAACCATGAGAGCCAAGGTGTTATAGATATAAGGGTTGAGTGGGCTCGCAAGCGGATGATCGCTATGGACCTTATTGAAAGGACTGGTCGCGGAACCAAGCGTGTAATACAAGCTGGCGGTAATGTTGGCATATTTCCTGTTGGGTTATCTCAGCATTTTGATGAAGTGGTTACATTTGAGCCTGTCCCTGAAATATATGAATGCTTGCTGAAGAATATTGAGCCATACGAAAATATAAAACCATTCAATCATGGGTTGGGTGAAAGTAAGTATTCAGCAAAAGTTGATTGGACTCAGAAAGGAAATTCTGGGGGAACACAGATAAAGGGTTCTGATTCTGGTTCTTTGAGCGTTGTTAGATTAGACGACTTTGAATATGATCAAGTTGATATGCTTTGGCTTGATATTGAGGGGTTTGAGTATAAGGCGCTTCTCGGGGCAAAGGAACTGATAAGTGAGCATTCTCCAATAATAATATTGGAAAACAAAGGACTTATTCCTGGATATCCGTCAGATCGTGATGGTTCTGATGAATTTAGGGAATGGGTAGAAGATACATTTGGATATAAACATATCCTTCGTAGTATGAGGGATGACTTTTTTGTAAGGGCAGAGGATTATGAAACTATCAAAGAATTTTACATTAGCAGAATTTACTAAGAGTCAAACTGCTGAGCGAAAGGGGTTGGATAACAACCCAACTGATGAACATTTAGTTCGTGCGAAACTATTATTTGAAAATGTAGTACAAAAAGTAAGAGAGAATTTCGGACCAACCGTTATAAATAGCGGTTATAGGGGTGCTGAATTAAATGCAGCTGTGGGCGGTAGCACTAAGTCCCAGCACTGTAAAGGTCAAGCTGCAGATATTGAAGTTCCTGGAGTTGCTAATGCTGAGGTTGCTCAGTGGATTGTTGATAACTGCGACTTTGATCAACTGATTCTTGAGTTTTATACTCCAGGCATTCCCGATAGCGGATGGGTTCACGTATCGTATGTTGGACCTGAAGAAAACAGAAAAAGCATTCTGACCGCAAGTCGTGTAGATGGCAAGACAAAGTATAGTGTTGGATTAAACACATAATATGGAAGCGTTCTTAGAGTTATTAGATGCGGGGTTCCCGATTGCTGCTGCGGTGGCAGGTGGGTTCTTTGTATTTTTAACTCTAAGATTTATTCTAGAAGGTGTTTTGAGCAGTATCAAAACACAACGTGGTTTCGTGATGGCGCTAGATAACCGAATCAAAACCATGAACAATGAATTGATACGCATCGATCTTTTGATTACACATGCGTTTGGTATAGAGCCAGACTTGGATAGAG